AGTAGGTGAAGTCACAGTAACCCTGACTTCTTAGGCTACCAGAGTCCGCTGCAACACCTGAGTCACTGCTTGTCTTGGTAAACTGTACAACTTGAGAGTCTACTATACTGCCATTGTCGCTCAAGTTTTTGCCTGTGTTAATAACATCAGCGTCTGATACTGAGCCGGCGTCTGATTTATTAAGCGTGATGATATTAATATGAGACTCAGCCACAGAGGGTGCTTCTCTCGGGTTTTTGTCTACATTAAGCGATTGATCATCATTGGCTGCTGGCGCTTCTGTGAAACTGCGCGTGTAGGCTACGTCCCTATTAAATACATCAGTAAGGCTGATTATCTCAGTTCGAGTTTTAACGAAGGTGATCTCTTGGTCATCCTCAATAGAAGCCTCACCATCCACATCATCCGTAGCAAATATCTGCTCTGTAAGGTTCTTGGTGTATGAAAGATCCTGCTCATCACCTAAGAAAATGCGATCCAGCCTATCACCGACCGTGTAGTCCTCTAAGAAATAAGTAACGTCACAGTAGTCTTGAGCAGTGTCACCACCAGCGTCCTTTGTAAAATCTAGAGTGTCATTGTCTGTAAGCGCTGCCGCGTCCGCCTCTACCTTCGTGGGCTGTATGCTGGCAAGCTCAGCCACAGAGCCGCTGTCCGTAAACGACCTGTTGAGAGTGAATGCGTGTGCTTCAAAAGCAGAAGGGGCCTCTGCAAGCCCTTTAATGACGTCTAGGGTGTCATCATCTATAAGACTAGGAGACTCAGAAACCACCTTACCCACGGATAGAACATCATCGTCTGTACTTGAGGGTGACTCTGTGAAGTTCTTGCCGACATCCTTTGTATCTTGATCTGATACGCTGCCGGCATCGGCAAGGAAAAAGAACCTTAAAAAGAAGCCTACAGTGACCTCTGCCTTTAAGGCGAGGGCTGTGACGGCGGCCTTAAGTGAAAGCCCTGTCTTTTCAGCAAGTAGGCGAGCGGCGCTAAAGACCGCTTTTAACGAGGTCATGCATCACCCAAAGTCTTCTCTGAGGTAAAAGTCAACAAGCTCATAGATTGTCTCTCTGACCCCATCAATTACCACTTCCACCTCACCCTGATAGAAACCTGCATCTAGGTCAAGCTGTCCTGCACTAAATACAAAATACAGTTGTCCAGCCGCGAGCTGGTCAGTGCCACTAACGTGGTTCAGGGTAAACAGAACGGTCTTGGTGTTCTTCTTCCTAAAGCGTAAAACCGCTGAGGCACCCCCAAGATCCTCGGGTGTAGTCTCTCCCTCTCTGGTCAGAACCACCTTAATCTGGGGTCCGGTATCGCCCTGTACGAGATTAATTGTGGACATACAGCCTCCCTAAAATATCGAAATATATCATGCCGGCTCAGTAGGCCACACTACGTTAACCGGAAAACCTGACTGCTGTGGTACGTCTCTCAGTGATTGTCGGTATGTGGACCACTCTGCCTTCTGTGCGTCCGTCAATGGCGAGTCTGGGAGCTGAGTCCAATCGGTTTTTTTTAACAAGAAATCCCTTTCTGATCTTGCAGAATGAGATTTGAAATCACTCGCATCTGGATCGTCCACAATGCTTCCTGTCGCAATATCACCACTGATAGATATTTCTATTTTCTTATCAAGCCCAATGCCGCGCACACTTGGCCCTTCGTACAAATACCAGCTATCACCGGACCCCTCGCAAGATTGCGGCCCTACTACTATCTCGTTGTTTTGAACTTTGACGTACATTATTACCTCTGTAGTGTGACAGTGCCCTGTAAGTCAGTTACCGCAAAGCTCCTTGAGCTTGTATCTGCTGGATGCAAGGGTTTACCACCCGCAGACGTTTGGGTGGTTTTTCTGTCGTTACTTGCATAAAAAACTATCCTCACGTCACAGCTATTTGTGGTTAATTCTGACAGCCCCCCAGAGACAACAAATGGCTTCCAGCTAGTGCCAGTCTGCTCTACTGCGTAACATTCACCGACCGTCACATAGTCTGCAGTTTGGGGGAATCTTGAATAAGCACCAGTTGGTGGTGCAGTAGTTACAGGTACGCCAGTTGTAGTGGTTACATAAGCAACAAGCTGAGTGGTTTCTCCAACCGTCTGCTGCAATACGCTGATAACCTTATAACTTGCACTCGAATCGCTTGTTAGTCCGATAAGCTGTCCAGCCGCAACAGTGGAGGTTGACGGAAACGTAATAGTTGCAGGTAGCGAATAATAGTAAACATTTATCGCCGCAGTCGACGCTAACGCAGTGCCGATGCTTACCTTTGTCGTTGGATTATTCTCGCGTATTTGCAAATAACCCCAGACCGTCGTTTCGTCGCTTATGATAAAAGTGGCGGTTGCAGTTGCAAAAGGTCTATATGCATGGGTTTGTGCTGGAACGCTCAAGCAATCCTTAGTAATCGAAGTTCGCGAGCCATATGCAACATCCGTGACGTCGAATGTTTCGACCGTAGTAACGTCTCCCACTAAATTGTTTACGGTAAGGTTGTTAATATCTACGTCTTCAGCGTTGATCGTGCCTGCGTCAATCGTCCCTAAATCAGCAGAAATCGCGGCAAGGTTATTTACTGTGAGTTTATTAGCGCCAATCGTATCTGCCGCAATGTGACGCCCAACAATGACGCCCTCTGCAATCTCAGTGGCTTCCAGATCGATAGGCTCAGCAAACAACCCTCCTGCAATAATGTTATCGCCTGAGCTATTTGAGGTTGTTTTAATGGCTCCGATCGCCACTAAGTGAGGGGCTGTCGTGCTTGTTCCTGTCTTATAGTCTGCGCCTGTTATATTGCCTGTTATCGTATTTGGGTTAAACGATTGGGCGCTTGAGTTAGTGTCATAGTAATAAACGTCATCCTCAACCCACACAAAAGCACAATTCATATTGGTGGGACCATTTGTAATCGTAAACGGCTTAGTCTTGTTTATGTCAAAAACAATAAAACCCTGCTTATCAACAACGCTAGTAAGGAATGTAAAGCTCCCTGTTACGTTAGTGTACTGGTCATGCTCTATGGTTATTTTTTCGCCGTCGTAATAGATGAATCCATCGCTGTCAAAATTTGGCGTCCCATTTAGATTTACGCCAACTAAAGCGCCCTCCCCAGCATTTGCTGTTACGCCATCCGCATAAGTATTTATAAGTATTGCGAGGCCGCGTCCCGCGATGTCTCCGGGTTCTATATCTCCGCCTGTTACATTCACGGCGACGGCGTTTACGCTAGCGGTAGCGGCTGACTTGTTACCAGAGAAGTCCACAGACTTAAGCCAGAAATACCGCCTATCGCCGCCATTCAACCCAATCTGCGTGTAAATCTCGCCATCAATAATAGATGTAGGATCAGTGGGAATCGTGTTTACCGTGTTGACATAGACCTCGCAGTGCTTGAAATCAGAGTCGGTCGGGTTGTCCCATGTAAATGTAATGCTGTTAATGCCCGGCGTTGCCAATAAATCATCAGGAAGTGCTGGTGCAGTTTCATCTCCATCTAGGGCAGCATTGAGGCTTAAAAAACTACTGCGGACGCCGAGTGTGTTAATTGATCGCACTCGGAAGTTATAAGTGATCGGCGTAGCCTGATTTACCTCCAGATTAAAAATGTCAATCTCTGTTTCTTGTGTGCGCGCATTGTTCTCATACACGCTGTCAGTGCTTTTTTTCCACTGCACCTCATATTCATTGACGAAAGCGTCGTCAGCAGCCGTCCAATCAAGAGTAACAGCTGAGTGGTATGATCCATCGGGTCCAAGAATAATGCGCTCAGTGGCCGTTATAGGGGCTTGTGGAGCGCCTACGTCAAAGGGATCAGGTAGTGTAGTGTCTTGATTGTCCTCCGCCTCAGCGCCTTGTGCGAAAGGATAAATCGACCCGTTATACTCAAGCAGCGATAGATTTACCTCTCCGCTGTCTAGCAGTTGTGTGCTGACCACGCGCATATTTTGAGTTGCTGACCCTATCCATCCCAGACTAGGATGCTCAAGGTTTACCACGTCACCGATTGCTATATTCAGCGCCTCTGATGTCGCAGTGAGGGACACAGCGTTTACGTTTTTACGACTAGCCAAGCAGACGATTCGGGCAATGTCTCGAGCCTGATAAATGCTAGTTATCGTGTTTAGCTGAAGCTCTTTGATAAGCTCCTCGCCATTATCTTCTGATAAGAACGCGGTCTCATCACTGCTGCCGGACGCGGGAAACGTTACAGAGTCCAACTGCCAGTTAGCCGAAGGATTGGGAAACTTCGCTATGACGCGATTGTACCGCTTGCCCTTTCCAGCGTTCTGAACGGTGATCTTTGAGGTGATGTTGTCAGGCGTAAGGTTAAAGCTGCTGGTTGTGGCCTGATCAAATATTAGTCCGTACTTGCCTTCGCTGTAAGGCATTAAGCCGCGCATACCCTGCAACAGCTCTTTTACATTATTAAATATTGTTTTTCCGGTATCTAACCTAGCATTGCAGTCAATTAGGTTTATGTTTGATGCCCCGCTGTATGGCGAAACCGTGGCGTTATCGTATTGAGTAGCCGCAGCCCCAAACATGGTGTCGTTAATTGCAGATGTAGGCAGCCCCTTACCGTATCGACTGTTCGTTAAATAATCACGTAGACATAACGCTGGATTAGTAGAGTAAGCCGTTGTGCCTGTACGCGGGTCATAGACCTTCTTGCCGCGTATAACGCATTGAATCTCAGGAATGCCGCCAAATACATCCGGATCGTATTTTATCCTGATGCCGAGATAAGCCACTCCTCTAAGGCGGTGATTGTCACCCCAAGTGTCGTCGGGCACGTTATCGCCGCTGCCCTTAAGCACAGTGCTGGCTAGCTGGCCATCGACGCCTAACTTTTTGTCAATCTGTAGAAGGCCAGAGTAGTCTGAGTGAGTAGAAATCTTGTCATTTATGTAAATTTCATCAATGGCTTGTATAGGACCCTCTGACAGCACTAAAGCAATAAACAGGTATTCATTTTTCTTGCCGCCGCCTGTCGAGACAAATACCCGAACCCCTCCGACCTTACGCTTGCCATAAACGACAGGAATGGGATCAATGTTTGACTGCTTATTGACCAGCGCACCACGGGCTTGATCCTCAAAGTCATCAAAATCGACCCCTATGAGAAACCCGACAATATCGCCGAGCAGTCCCGTAAACGCTTTAACAATGCTGCTGAGAAAGCCCATTACTTACGACCCCACTTAAGGTCGCGCACAGTATTCGCCGCATATTCAAAACCTACATCGAGGGGTGTGCTGGGGAAGAAGAACTGCTGCGAGTTATTGTTTGTCAGTCTTCCGGCCTTTTTTTCAAAGTCTGCCCAATGGCTTGCGACCTCAAGCACTACTTCAGAGTTACTGCCTGACTCTCTGACCTCAAACCGTGTCAGCCTGCCGTCAAATAACGTCATCGGAGCACCGACGATATAGCCAGCGCTTATAGCAGCCTTATATATAAGCACCTGACGGTTAATAAAGTCATTCTGAAGGAACATGGAGATGTAAGTCTGCTCAACGCCCGATAGTCCTATGTTAACCGTGTTGACCCGTAGGTCTCTGGATTCCTTTGGCGAGCCTACTGATATAAGGTGATCGCTCGCAGTATAGGTATCGCCTGAGTAGGCAATATTATGAGCATAATCAGTGAGATATACACCAGAGCCCACGTCAATTGATAGTAATGTGGCAAGGTCAAAGCTATCCTTCGCCAGCTCAGTTATCAGAGATGAGTTTATACCTCGAGGCATTACAGAACCTCAATAAAGTCTAATTCAAAGCTGTAACGATCAAAGCCCGACAGTGACCACTCTTGCACGTCGTTCTCAAGACGCACCTTAAAGGGCACGTCGTTGTACGTCACGGCGTCATTATTAGGTATAGCCTCTACAAGAGCCGGCTGTATTGTAAGAGTTCCTGAGCCTGATCTATCAACCGTGACCATATAAACCTTGTCATGGCTGGCGAACTTTATGAAGTCGCCTGCCTTCAGCGAGCCTGAAAGCCCGTCAACACTGACTGTATTGTCACCGGCAGAGTGAGCTGCCGTACTTCGCACTGTTCCGCTCGCCGTGCCTCTGGTATCAGATATAACAGGAGGAACGATAGTAAAGTCCTCAACACCACCCTTCTGGGTCATTACAAAAGCAAACACTGGAGCAAACTCTGAGCGTTTAAGGTCGTTATATCGACCACGCAATGCCCACCGCTGCGAGCCAATGGATCGTACTTGTGTGCGACCGCTACGCGTTTCTGATCTGAGGTTAGCGTGCCTAGACGTAATTTCTACCGTAGCGAATTCAGGATCGGTTGGATAGCTCATGCAATCGCTGCCTTACCTTGGTCATTCAAGGCTTCGTTAATTACGTTAATTATCAGCCCTCGGCGATTTAACAATAGCTCATCAAAGCCGGTCGTGTCATTAGCCTGTATGTTGAACGACACATTTGCGGTCTTATTGACCATCGGCTGCGCACCCCTGAGCGATTCATTCGTGGCTATCTTGCCATTCATGTTACCCATGGTTAGCACCTCGGGTCCTCTTTCGCCCACCACGTAACTTTCTCCAGCCCGTACCTGACCACCCAGCGCACGTCCGGAAAGCGACTGAGCGGCCATTTGGACGCCCTGAGCGAGGATTGCGGCAGCGGCGGCAGCGCCAAGCGCGGGTCCTACATAAGGAATAGGTGCTAGAGCCTCATAAGCGCCCATCGCAGCGTTATATGACTTGCTGACGATCTCTTTTGCGCGCTCACGCTTCTCTGCGTCCATAAGGCTTGTGGCTAGGCGGAAGGCCGCTTTGTCTTTGTCGCTCGAGTTTTTGAGGAAGATGTCGTCGATTGCGTTGATGGCGTCTGCCCTTTTTTGCGCGGCGTCGATTTTGGCTTGCTCTTTGATTTCGGCGTCTTGTCTGTCTCTTTCAAGCTCGGCTTCTCGCTGCTCCATGAGGGCTTCGAATTCTGCAAGCCTAGCTTCTTGCTCAGCCAATCTAGCATCTTCGCGAATCTGCTTGCGCTCTGCTTCTGCTGCTCTTTCGATTTCTGTTTTCGCATCTTCATACTCCTGCTTATCAATGAGTCCTTGATCGAGGCTTGACTTTAATATCGCTAACCGGTCTTTTTCTATATTATCTACTTGCGTTAATTCATCAGCGTTAAGTCGCATCATTTGCTGCAAGTGACTATTTGCTCTTGCCTCATCTCTTTGTCTTTGCTGCTCATCTCGCTGAGCCTGTCTTTGATCTGTCTTTTCTTGCGCCGCGTCTATCTCAGCCTGCTTCTCTTTCTCTACCCTCAACGCCTCTGCTCTAGCCGAATCTAATCTATTAAACTCATCAAGACGTCTTTGCTCCTCATTGGCAGCTATCTCGTCGCGCATTTGCTTAATAATGTCCGCCTCAGCCTGAAGCGATTCTTTTAGCTTAGCCTCAATTTTTGCTCTTTGATCTGCGAAAATTTCAGGGGTTCTATCTAATTCGCTTTGGAGTCTTCGTGATTCCGCTACTTGAGATTCAAGCTGCAAATCAAGACTTGCCGTGCCATTAATCAAATTAATACTGTCAACTAAATCTTGGATGCTGGCTGTTATTGCTCTCGTGACGTCATTTATTAAGCCGCCGGTTTGTCCTCTGGTGAGCGACAAGAAAAACTGATCTACAGTGTCGCTTAGATTGGAAAACGCGCCGTCGAGCGTAGCAGCGCGCTCAGCCATTGCGCCTGCAAACTCTGTCTGACCTATAGCGAGAAGATACCCTTGTATTTCGTCAGCATTCTTTCCAATAGTCGTAGTGACACCTCTAAAAGTAAGGCTCACATTATCGCCCTCCTGACGAGCCTTAATGCCAAACTCCTTAAGACGCTCAAATTCCATTGTGGATGCATCAGCAACGGCCTCAATAAACTGATCTAGGCTCTTCCCCATAGCTGAAGCCGTATTGCCGTATGACCTAAGAGCTTCTTCTGACGGATCAAGTCCAAGCGCTTTAAGTTTTACGAATGCCTGAGATACCTGCTGTAGGTCATAAGGAGTTGTGGCAGCAAATTGCTGTATTTGACCGAACGCTCTTGCGGCATTCTCGGTGCTGCCAGTCATCGTAATAAGAGAGGCGTTAATTACGTCGAATTCACGAGCAACTTCCAGCGTCTTTTGCGCACCAGCTATTAAGCCAATTGCCGCCGCCGCGCCTTTTGCCGCTTTCCCTAAGCCTTGTAAGCTTTTTTTGCCTTTCTCGTTTTCGCGGTTGTTTCGTCGCTGCTGGTCTTCTTGATCACGCTGCTCATCAGTCAGGTAATCATAATCGTTTGCTGCGTCTCGGGATGCTGCGCCTAAACGCTTCAGCATACGCTCTGCCCGAGATAGATCTGATGTGTCGGCCTTAAACTTAAGGGTTGCTATTTCAGTGGCCATGTCGGAGTCACCTCACGAAATTTCGCTAATTTTACTATAGCTTCCGTCTCCCAAGGTAACAGAGAATCGCCTGTCATGCGGCAATAAGCATCTATCTCTGTAAAGGTGTATTCCGAAAGCAAGCCATATACGTGCCAGCAATGGTCAAACTCAGGTCCAGACTTCGGTGCTGATCGCAGATCAAGCGGTGTCTTGCCTGTCGTCTTCTTAACTTGCTGCCATGTATCCCATCGGCTGACTTTGGATTTCTCTGGTGCTGAATGCGCCCACATTGACCAGCGACCAAACTCAACAAATTCCTTGATCAGCCTTTGGTAAAATTTACCCGCTCACCACAAAAATCCAGTATACGATCTACGTTGACCGGAGACTGCGCTAGCAAGTCCCTGCACTTCTTCTTGCTGTATGTAACTGGCTTACCATCGCTAGTAATACCCCCCCAGTCCTTAACCAGCTCGCAAGCCATGTCCACATCTAAAGGCAGAAAGTCGTAGGTTTCGAGATCCTCGCCCTGCTGCCGTAGCGTAATTAGCTTGCTTCTCTGCGCACGCTTAGCCATGCGGAATGCGGGACTGTCTGGACCCTGAACAACAACATATGCGTCAGATATTTTGCCGTCTGCAGAAAGCAAGAAACACTGAGAGCCCTCCTCGTGACTCTCAGCGGTCTTCAGATCGTTAAGCTCCATTATGCGGTGCTTCGTGTAATCTTAATATTGCTTTGGTCTGAGCTGTTATAAAGACCTACAAAATCCATTGCGACAGTCACAGCGCCCTCACCAGCAACATCAGGCTGTCCTGAATTGTATTTAACATTACCGATACTGATGATGTAGTCATTACCATCAAGATCCGTCAAAGTCACAGAGATAGAGCTTGATGTCTCGTTGACGAACTTCTGGAAAAGCGTCTTGCTTTCAAAGTACGTCGTGAGTGAGCCGGTTACTCTGGATTTGCCAATCGCAGGTCGGTTAGTTGTTGAGCTACCGACGCTGAACAAAGGCTCAATACCGTTCTCAAGTGTTAGCTCTAATGCTGTAACGGTTGCAATCGTAGAGCCACCCTCACTTATAGAGCCAGTAAATGAGTCAAATGGCGTTTCTCCAGCATCAGCAGCATACGTAGAGCCCGTTACTTTAGTCGTATTAAGGGTCATGTCCTTGCCGATCCAGCCAACTGTTAAAGTAACCATCTGGTTCGGCGCAATACTTAACGCAATAGTGTTGACTTCACATCCAGTAAATCGGTGATATTCCTGTGTTGCGAGGTCAGCGAAGCTACGCTCTAGAGTAAATGATCTGCGTGTAGTGCCGGCTTTAAGCACGTCAGATGCCCAGCTACCGCAAAGCGCAGCTTCAAGAATGTCGTCAAATGCGCCATATTCCAGCTCTGCTGAAACATCTCCGCCTATTGACCTATTGCCATGACGGAAATCCTCTACTTGACGATCACCACGCAATTTTTCACTTTCGATTGCGTCTTTTGCTAAAGCAAGCGTAGTGCCCGTATGAGGCAACGGCTTATAGCTTGGAGTTGATGGGGTGCTGCCGTATGTACTCTCGGCAACATAATGAAGGCTGTGCTGAGCACCGTTTGCAATAGTCATGATCGCGCCTCTGTATACGTGTAAAAATTAACTGTTACCGGAATGGAATACCACGCCGAATCCGTTTCAAGAGGGCTGCCTATACTCACCGCCCTTACTCGTACGTTGACGCCATTGTACGTCAAAGTAGTGCCGCGCTTGAACAAATCGCCTAGCGTGTCAAGTTGCGATGGCCTGCCACTCCCCTTAGGAACGAACAGCGATAGCCTGTAAAGGCCAGTTGTTAAATCTTTGCCATTATCACCCATGCTGGCTTGCTGCGTCTCAGAAGGCAAGAAATTTGCGCGTATATACGCCGTCCCAGCTTTTGGCTCGTATGGGATGTTTGGAAAGGCAACAGGCGTCCCTGTAAGCGTCGCTAGCTTAGTATCAAGTGCCGCCTGTATGTCATTAAAGTGTGTAGACATCAGCCAATCTCAACTAATAAAGCATTTAATGCATTGGTAAGCATACCCTTCTTTTCCTCTTGCTCCTCCGCGTAGTCAAGGTTATTAGAGAAATAGAATGTATCGCCTATGTCCATACGTGACACGGTGTTTGCTGCTGCCGCCTTTGGCACTGACTCAGACGTGACCTCAAGCTCTCCGTCAGGATAGCCTCCTGTGCTGACCTGCCAGTTACTACGCAAGCGGCCTGTCTGCACTGGTGTGGCCTCAATAGTGCGATTAGCCAGCCCAAGTAACGTGCCTCGCATGGTCTTATCTAAATGACCTAGTACGTTAGTTAATGCCTGCTCTACCGTCTGTGTCATTTGCGCACCTGCAAGTTAATAGCCATAGCCGTGTCTGATGGCTGTGTCGGCGCAATACTAATCACCCTAAACGTCTCACCATCTACCACAACAGTGTCACCCACTTGATACGTGTGCGCCTGCGCAAGCAATCGCCTATCAGACTGCAGCACCGCCTCTCCATTTACCTCGCTTTCGCTGTAGTTAAAAACGCAAGCAAACTTAGTGAAGGTGCTGGTTGTGTCTGTAGTCGTACCCGTAGCTGGATCATACTCGCCTTTCGCCGTTCTGGTAAAAGTGTATGACTTACCGAATCGCTTTATAAGGCGATCCGCACTATCGCTGAGCGGGGTGTAGTTAAAACTCATACCCGTGACACTTCAGTTTTTGAGTGGACTAGCTTTCTTACTTGGTGCGTGAACGCTGGTGTGCGCTTACGCATACCCGCATTGTCTTTGTACGTGACCGATATATCACCAATCTTCTCGCTAGTGACCTGCCGCTCTTGAGGGGACATATAGCTGTCACCATCAAACTCAGCTTTAACTAGCTCATACAGCGCATTTTTAACCTGAGTAGGTATCTCGTCAGAATCAACAGAATACCCATCGATGTAAACTTGCTCACGCGGCCATTGCAGCGATTGGTTCTCGTCGCGCTTTACCCCCAGAAAACGAAGGGACTCAAAGTAGTCCATAGCCCTAAGTATTTTCTGTTCGATCTCGTTGTCATCGACCGTGTGGGTAACACCTCTGCTGGCAGCCCAGTCAGAGAAGTTGGCGACAGTAACATAGCTGTTGGCACCGCTTACTAACGCGCCTGTTTCAATAACTAACGCCATTGCAACCTCTCAAAGCAAAAGGGGGCTTGCGCCCCCTCAGCATTTTAGCCCATAACAGTTGCGATGAAGTCAGGCTTCCAAGCCTTATAACCCCACGCAGTTGCTACTTCGATCATGGTCTTGCGGTATCCCTTGTACATACGGATCTCAAATGTGAGTCCTGACGTAGGATCAGTAACAGTCTCAGACTCTACTGCCGCGTCTCCGCCGTCTGGAACGGCTGGTGCGCGTACTGCAAGCTCCATTGCTTGACGGTGCAAGGCAATGTTAGCGGTGTAGTTGTTACCAACCGTAATTGCGTTGTTATCAGCAATCACCGCTCGCAGACCGGGGCTTCCAATGGCAAAAGTGCCAGTTGCAAGAGCCGTATTGACAACGTAGCTGTTGTCGGAATCAGCCGCAAAAGTGACAATATCACCGGCAAGGATTGTGCCAGAGCCGCCATCAGTAGTGATGATAGTGTCGCCCACCGCACCTGCACCGTTAACCAGCTTTGATGCGCCTGTGCCTTTGGTGTGTGATTGGACCTGTGCAGATTCCTTAATCATCATGCCCTGAAGGTCAAGGAGCGTTCCCTGTCGCAAGAGGTTTGTGCCGCCTGCTTCATTGGCTTTCTGGAGCTGCGCAAGCTTACGTAGGTTTGAGCCAGCCGCAGTATCCATGACGAAAGTACACTGACCATCATTAGTAGGCATACCGTTATCAACGAGAATGCGACGAGCATCAGCCAGAAGATCAAAGTTACTGCCAAATGGAGTGGTGCCAGCAGTACCGACAGCGCGTGATGCATTTTGATATGCCTCCTGTGCCAAATCAGCCTCAATCTCGTTTGCCAATGCACGCATGGCTTGGAGAATCTGATCGCCATATACAGTTTGGAAGCCAATACCGTTGTTCAGATGCAATACATCTTCACCGGTGTATGGAATCTGCACTGCTCGGCTGTTGTTGATGGTCAGGGTCTTGTTATCAACGGTCTGATCTGTTCCTTCTGGAATAGTCATCGCCTCTGATACGTCAACCGCTGATGCTGATCGAGTGAATGAGGCGCGAATAACATCGCCTTTTGCCACACGCTCTGAGCCGTTTGCGTTAATAGTAATTGATGGGATGAATCCCACCAGCTCACGACCGACTACGTCTGCCGCTTTGAAGGCGTCTGCCGCCAAGTTAGTGAAGGTGTTAGCCATTGCTAAATCTCCTTAATCAATGATAGTACCGCCGTTCTTGAGGAACATGGCTTTGTCTACTGATGACATAGCTCTCCACTCCTCACCCGACATTTCGTTTGACCTTTGAGCCTCACCCTCAGTCCGAACGGCTCCACCGCCTTGCGCTTGGATGCCATCAACGAGGAAATCATAGCTATCTCTAGCAGATCCCTCAAGCTCATCTAGTGTCATTGCTGACACCTGACCACTGCTATCTAACACCTTTAACTCGCCCTCGACAAGTGTAAGCTGCCCTAATAACTCTTTTTGTAATAACTCGCCTTTGCGAGTGTCTTTCGTAAGCCTTACGGCAATCTTAGCAGCCGCTTCTCGCTTCTTTGCCTCCTCGCCCTGCTTCACGAAGTTACCAATCTCTGATCTAAGCTCGTCAATACGCTCAGCCATCGCCTTGTTCTCTTGACGCAGTCTTTCATCGGGGTCTTGTGTTTGCTGCTGCATAGCAGAAAGCTCCTCATTTGTTTGCTGTAGACTCTTCAGCTTGCCTAACAGCTCACTGTTCTTGCTTTTTAAGCCGGTCACCTCTTCCTCAATAAGTGGTGCCGCCATCTGCTTTGCCTGCTCTGCAATATGCGCCTGTAGTTGCTGGCGCGTTTCGTCATTTAGCTCTAGTGATTCTATATCCATATTTTCCTTGGCCTCGCCTCACCGCCTAGCGGCTATATAAATAAATCGTCATCAATCCCTAGCTCCTCTAGGGACAGCACATTACCCCTGTCATCAACAAAACGGTCTAATGACAGCTTACGCGAGCGAAACAGCTTTGCTCGTACAGGACCCAGAACCTTGTCTTGAAAGTCTGGAGACTGCTTGCGTAACCATTGCGCATATGTCGTATCACCCGACACATCCGTTTTGACATCCCCCTTTGACGGCCTTGTGCCCTTTATGTTCCTGCCTAGATCATATTCGGGATTAACGACAAAGGTAATCGTTGATCGGCAGTTAAAGTGCGCTGGCGGTTTAGGGTTTCTGTCATCAATTTCGTATATTTTGCCATCACGTGACGCGCAGATCAAAGAGGTTCTGCTGTCTAATGTGGCTACCCATTTGTAGCCTTCCATGATATCGGCATTCTGCTTTATAGTTTCGTTGCGCGCTTTGTTTGCAGCGTAGTTAGTCACGGTGCGAGCAAGCGTGGTTGCCCGACGTTCTTGAGTGGGAATGATGTCTCTGATGGATTGAGCTATATCTTCGTTTGACGTTCCAAGCAAGATCCCTTCCCTAAGCAAAGTTTGCACCTTAGTGGCGTTAATGATCCCAAACTCATCTAATGCATCTTTTATCTTGTAGCCGCGAATAGGCTCCATGTTCAGCACATTACCGAACACAGCTTGGTTAATCTGTTGAGGGGCTATCTGCTGAAACCGGCTTTCTACCTTAGACGACATCATCTTAGAGACGTAATTAGCCTCATACTCTGCAAACCGCTCAAGCTCCTTCATAAGCTCTTCGGTATGCTCAGTGTTTAAAGCTATTAGGTATTGATACAGCTCTGCTATGAGAGCGGCGTTACGCTGCTGGTTATCCCCGAAAGGGTCATCCTCCATCCGCTGTATAACGGAAAGGATTGAGTTGCGCACGAACTTAGCAGCCTCATTTTCTCTGCCTCGCGCATATCTGAGGACAAAAACCTGATGCCGTGTTAATGCGTCCTGAATATCATCGTTTGCCGACACGCTTCGACTTCTTCGCCTTTTTAGCCGCCGCCGCTTTCTTCTTGCCTGCCTTTGTATATGGATATTTCTTACCGTCTACCATTGGCATGTCATGACCCCTTTTTCCATTTCATAGATTTGCTTTTAGTCTTGCTGGGCGACCACTTTACCTTGTCAGCCCACCAAGCTGGACTCATCTTTCCCCTAGCAATGTTTTTGGCATGGCGCGATTTAAATGCTTTGCGCTGACCCGCAGTCTGGTTAGTCTTTACACCCTGCTGACCAAACCTAATCAGCTTAGTCTTATCACCCTCTTTAGCGTAAACCATATGAGACTTAGTCGGATGGTTAGGAGTGCGTTTTGGCCTGTTATAACCAGATAGCCCGTATTTTTTAAGTTTAGAATCAGTCACTTCTTGGCTCGCTTTTTCTTGCGATGCTCTTGAATCTTCTTCCACTGAGCGGCATCAACGGATCTAGCCTTGCCGCCTGTTAACACTGAGTTGACTCGGGCCATAGCCCAAGCCGATGGACTTACCCCAGGTCGACGACCGGATGTAACGGCAGCACCTAAGCCCTTCATATAGACTTGCTTTAATGCGCTGTACGGAGCATTGGCTTTTTTGGCTTTATTCTGCAGAGCCTTTTTAGCTGATTCATTTAGCTTTGCCATAACGCCTCTCATATGCCTTAGTGTATTTGCTCTTTGGTATCTTGCGCTTCTTGCCTGATGGCGTTTTATCACCGGCAAGCGGTCCAACCACCTTCCCGTCTTTCTGCATACGGTCAAGCTGTGCCAGTCGCTTTTTGCGCTGCTCACCTGTTAGACCTGCAACATACTTAGCCGGTACTAGCCTGCCTGATGGTGTTTTTACCTTGGCTGGACCACGCTTCTTCATACCGGACTCATATCCTCTAGCTCGTCCCGAACGTCATCAAGTGTACGCTCACCCTCAATTATGCCTGCCGCTCGTAGCCTGTTAAATATGTCTTTATCGCTGATGATCTGGCGATCCATGAGCTGCACCATAGACATGATCAGTTGAGGATCTACGGACTTATCATAGAATTCCTTATTGATCTCTATTTCTGGCTCTTCAGTAACACCCATAAATTCACCACACCATGCAATGCACTTCTCTAGGGCTTGACTGAGGTTTCCTACGATATCCCCTAGCACTGAGTTCTCAGAAGCAAAGCGTATACGAGCGCCCTCAGCGGTTTCGTTACTGCCGCGATCAGTGATGATGCGAGCGCCGATAGCGACCATCTGCTGTTCTTTTGCTCTCATGGCCTCTAGCACTAAGCTGTTAGCGTTTGGCTGTAGTAATGTGGCTGAGCCAGTTTCGCCTAGCAAGTGGCCTGCACGTGATCCCAGCTTAATCCCATCAGGATTGCTCTCCTCAAACTGCTCTGCACTAAGGCTCGTGGTAACGAACAGTGTAGGCTGCCCCGTTATAAAGCAGCTCTCCTCGTAATCAGCACTGTTACGGTAGTGAGCTATGTTCACCTCTGCGATATCGGCTAGCGGTGCATCGTCTACAGTAGAGTCGTTGTTTTTTGACCCAACGAATATGGCCGGTATCTCAGTCCATCGAGTGCCGTCTGCCTTCGTAGGGAAAAACTCCTCGGTGTAAGGCATGTCATCTCGATAAAGCTGCTGGCTATAGCCTTCAGCGCGAAGACGTAAC